AAACTTCTCGCGTAATATACATCGGCTGACCTTCAACAGAACGCCAATCAGTATATCGATAAATACGAGACAGTTCTTCGCTTGACTTAGGAATTAGCAATACATCATTAGCGTAAGCCTCTACGATGTCTACAAATTTAGTGTCGGGAGGAACAATAACGGTATAGGTAGACTGATTTGCTACCAAGTTAACGGGCGCAAGGTCCGTCTGTAGATAGCGGCTTTTTTCGCAAAACTCAATACAAGCATTGCGAATGGCGTTAATAGCAATAAATTCTGGAACATCCGGGACGTACTGCACAACTTCCGGTAAAAAATCTTCATAGCCAACGGTAAGGCCGGTATTCACGACTCACCTCCAGGTCCACCAATTACCATGTTTGGAGACAAGCCAAGGTTAGGTGTGTTTTCCTTGTCCGTCTTATCGCGTGTATTAAGCGCAGCCATGAACGTAGTCAAATACCCAGCAGCCAACTGCAGTCCAGGAGCGTATTCAGCATCTTTGCTACAGGCTCTGTACAAAATGTAATCCAGTAACACAGTTTGATAAATATCATTAATTGATATGGTTTGTGATTCTGAACTTAAGTTTGCAGGAACAGCCGCATAGTTAATCTGGATATACCCGTTCCCCGTGTTGGGTGGGTATACGTAAAACGCAGTTTGATCTTGGTCGTCAAACAAGAAATTTTGTGGCGTATCTAGTTTTAATGCCGAATGCCAATTAGGATCATATGCATCTAATAACTCACGCGACACTAAACGAATCGCCCGCCCTGGAGTATTACCAAGTTTACCCATGTAGCGAAAAACATCTAACAAACGCCAGCCATCAGACGGAATGGTTTGCCGAGTTCCAGCAACCATGTTCATAACAGCAATTTTGTTATTTGTTTGGGGGGACATCAGCGTAATTTGCCGCTGACCATCATTTAGCCAACTAAATAACTCGGCTCGAGTCCAACGCACGTTACTAACATCAAGTAACTGAATTGCGGCTTTGTCAATAATAGTAGAGGCTACAATGGTTCCCATATTGTCCTTTTAAACGGGGGCCGAAGCCCCCGAGTATTACGCAGATACTAAAGAATACCAGTTTGTGCCGTCAGTGGATACAAACATAGCATTTGTCGAAGTAGCAACAGATGCGCTGCCGTTCGAAGTGCCATTCATCGTACCGCCGACAGGAGCATAAACCAACAAGGCATTAGCGCCACCATTCCGAACAACATAACGGCTTGCACCGTTTGTACCCGGAAGAATAGCCCCAGTACCCGAAGCAACTGTACCAAACACCGACATATCTGCAGTGATGGCAGTTGCCGTGGCTTGAGTTGCACCGGCTGCGGAAAGACCAGTAGAAGTTACGCTTCCACCAGCGATTTCTTTTGCGGCTGCATCCCAAACACCAAGCTGTACAAGTTTATTTTCAGTCGTCATATCGATCTCCAGTTCCTAGTTAAAGTAGGTGGGGGTTGCCCCCCCACCTTGGTTATTAGCCTGCTGCAACCAGGAGAGCCAGACCGTTAGCCTGAACAACCTGATAGCCGTAGACGTTCAATCCACGGATCAGGGTGCCGAAGTCGTTCGGGTTCTGGAGGCTTTCAACTTTAGCGATCTGCGATGCAAAGGTGATTGCCGACTTGTGACCAGCCATAATGGCATGACGCTTAGCCGTACCAGCCGAAGCACCACCCGTCCAGTTTTGACCAGCCAAGGCGCGGGGCAGCAGGTTGCTGACATACACCGTGAAACGATCAATTTGACCGATCTTGCCATTACGCAGGATCGAGGAGGGGTCACCCATAAACTGGGCTTGTGCCAGGTTGGACTGCATCAGCACTTGACGCTCGGTCGGGCCGATAACGAGCCAGCGATCGGTCTCAGGCACGTTGGTTTCGTCGAGAACAGACGACAGGGCAGTGATGCTCTGCAGAATGTTAGCGGCGGTCAGCGTGACCGGAGCAGTGTCAGTACCCAGGTTGAAAGCACCCGAGATTGCACCAGCGGTTGCACCTTTGTTGGTAGCAGCGCCCTGATCGAACGTACCGCCCAGAACGTCCTGGTCGATAGCGATCTTCATCTGCATGGCTGCGTCGTTAGTGAACACATCCATCAGCTTGGGCTTGGCTTGCAGTTCGAGAACGTTGTTTACGTTCACGCCGAAATACTTACCCTTGTTGATCGTGAGGCTGATCGTCGAAGGAGCAGGAATTTCATAAGCCAGGTTCTGACCGATGCTGTAGTTGTTGATGGTGATCGTCGGGATCGTGTTGATGATCACGGTATCGCCCATACCGGTGATGTCGCCTTGCCAATCGGTGTTAGCAATTTCACCAAATACAGTAGCGGCGTAGAACTTCTGCGCCAGTTTGCCGGACCAGAGGGCCGGAATAAACGTACCCGAGTATGCGGTACCTGCGTACGTTTGGGCTCCCGAGGGGGAGTTAAATGTTGCGTTGCCACCTACGGTATTAATTGGGTAGGTTGCGCCTGCGGTAATGGTAGACATGCTATTTCCTTTCTAAAGAATAAAAACTACCAGGGTTATAGCCACTACCATCACCGGTTAAATCATTATCTGACTCTTCCTTGCGAGACAGCGGCCACAATTTCTTTTTCCATACGAACCGCCTCTTCTTGGTCGATGTAGCCTCGTCGCCAATCATTGTAAAACTGCTCAATCTCTACTTGCGTATAGATGCGCTGGTTCACATCATTGGTAGCCGGGGGCGTCGATGCACGAGAGCGGGTCGGCGCTACTTGACGCTGAAGTTCTTGTTTCGGAGTTGCTTGTGGTTGCTGTTGCTGTTTAGGAGTAACAAGATCGCGGTAGGTATTAAAAATTGTAGCAACGCGATCAGAATCGAACGCCTCGTACGCATTGTTTAAACCTACTTGACGGGGCAACCCATAAACTGGGTCAACCTGGGCTAACCACTCCAAAAACCCCGAATCGGTATTTAACTGCTCCCAATCTGGTGCTTTTGAGGTCAGCGCCATCAGGAAACGATCCTTATCGGATACAACCTGACGCTCTGTTACATTCCCAAGCTGCGCTTTCAACTGCTTAATTTCATCCAATAGTTGCGATTCACGCTGTTGCAAAGTGGATACTTGCGACTTTGTAGCACGCTCAATTAAATCAATTAAGTCCGAACCAAACGCTTCTTTGTCATGTTCAGTGATTAGAGACTCTACAGAGGGGGGCGGGTTAGTTAGTTTTGCTTCAACCGTAGCTTTGTCTGCTACAAGCTGCTGAATCTGCGTTTTCATCTCGCGCAGTTCTGCGTGCAATCTAGGTACTTCCGCGTCATACATACCTTTAAGCGTGTGGTATTTATTTTCCCATTTGCTTTCCGGTATTTCCTTTGTAGGCTCCTGTGAAACGGGTTGCTGAGGTGGTTCAACAATAGGCGGATCGGGTGGTAGTTGGTTTGTTGGTTCAGTCTCCGAAAAATTATCAGGGTTTTCCTGGATTTCCTCGGTCTTATCACCACTTATGTGGGCTACTAACGCGTCTGCTTCTTCAACTTTTTGTTGAATTGCCTTGGGCAATGCCATTTCTATCTCCTTCGCTCCGACTCTCACTTCGCGCTCCGCCTGAACGGTCTGCGCTACGCGATAACGGTCTGCTACACGGTTAAATTAAAGTGGTGGGCTCCGACTTAACGGTCTGCCTACCTTCGTAACTTCTCGATCAGTTCACCTGATCGTCCTACTAGATCAAGAAACTCCTTGATCACACCAACTTCACCTTGAAGCCGGTAAATTTGGGTTGGTTCGCTTGCCACCGCCATTTTTTCAAGACTATCTGCTTTGCAGTTCCCTAAATACTCTAGCAATGGGGCAAACTCTTCTGACCTTAACAGCGTCAGACTGCGGGCGACCCTTTCGTCAATCCGCAGCACTTACTTGCACATACCGTCGGTTTTAGCCGACATCTGGGCATACTCTTTTCCGCCACGCTTGCCTTCAGCATCAACGTTACCGTCGTTGCCACCAGCACCCTGCTTGGCGGGACCTTTGGACATGCCATCGGTCTTTGCGGATTCCTGAGTGTACTCAGAACCACGCTTTTCCATCGGGCTGATTGCTTTCATCGCAACTCCTTTCTAAAACAAATTGATATATACCACTAAAAAACTACTACGTCAACACCTAGGCCGATGGCGTAAATCGATTTACCTGCGGCGATCCATCCATCAGTAAGCCTTGGTCCGGTCCGGGTGTCGGTGGCGTGCCACCGGCTTGTGCTTGCCCATTTTGTTGGTTAGCCATCAGTTGCGCTTGCTGCATTGCGTTGGCTTCCATAACTTTGCGCTTAACTACGTCTTCGGGCGGCACAATGTCATCCGTATTCATGTCTAGGCGTTTAGCGGCTTGCCGTAGCAATTCTGCTACACCTTCCATGCCTATGACCTGCTGGGCAATCGGAGAGTTCAAAGCAATACCTAGGAATTCGTTCTGGCGCTGCTGGATGGCTTCTTTTTCCATCAGGCTTGCCGCCCCTAAGGCTTGGATGTTTACGTCGCCTT